AATTTTATTAAAAATATTAATTATATTATCATGGAAGAACCTAAACCAATAATTAACACTGAATATTTACCAAAAAATACCCATTCTAAATATATAAATTGCCCTACTTCACAAGAAATTAAAGAATTTATGTTAAAAAATAATTTTATAGAAATTGAAAGGATTGCTGAAAACAAAATTGAAGACAATGTTATGTACAAAAATCAAGCAATATGATGCAATACGTAATAGAATATATTGCTTTCTAAAAAGGGACATTTTAAATGTCCGACGGGTTAAAACGACTTTTTTTTCCTATTATAATATAAATGTTAACTTCTGAATTGTGTGGACCTGCATTAATATATTTAACTTTTTCATTAACGCAAATCATAATTGATTCATTCAAAGGATATTACAATACAGCATTTTTCAAGTTATGGATAATGATATTAGTAACTATATTATTGAATACTCTTTGTTTGCGTGGTTTAGGAACTGTCTCGTGGATGATTGTTTTCATTCCGTTTTTCGCGATGTCTGTAGTAACTAGTTTATTATTATACTACTTTGGTTTGGACCCCAAATCAGGGAAAATTACAATCACTGGTGATTCCATAAAAGCAGCTAAAAATGCTAACGCTACAATAACAAATGGTGTAGTTGATCACAATGAAAATAACACAAAAGACAATGATATTAGTCAGCAACAAGAAAATGTAGAAAAAGAGCAACCTAGCAATGATGAGAAATTTATAAGTGTAGAAACCTCATCAAAACCTAGCAACTCGACTGATTACAAATTTTTAAAAGAATACTGTAAAAGACACGGAAAATCTCCCCATGAAAATGTTCCATGTCCCATATCTCTTGAGACAAGCAATGGAGCATTAAAGTACAGCAGTGAAGGTTTTTATGTATAAAACTTAAAAATTAATCATATTAATATAGTAAAATTAATATGATTGAACTTTCCAAATTTTTAACGGAATGTTTCACACTTTTTCTTTACTATTCTGGTCGTCTTTACATTGAATTAATTTATCAATTAGGAAAAACTAGCGATAAAGTCTATTCAAGTTTTAAGAGTTTAACACAAGAGGTGTATTTTCAAAATAATAACATAGTTGTTGTTTTTAAAAATGATAAGCAAAAAATTAAATGCGAAACTATTTCTGAAAAATTACTAAAAAATGGTCTTAAATACGATACATTGTTTTTTCTTAAAAAAACATACATAAACAACAAACCATATTATGAAAGGTTTGACAATTCTCAAGACCTACTTGAGAATAATTTAGAAATAACAGAACAACACATTTGCAAGCCATTTATTGTAGTAAGTATTTCAATTAATGATGAAAATACTATTGATATTAATGATCAAGCATCGAAATTTTTCATAAATAGTAATGTTATTTTTGACAAAATATTTATGATATGGTTTATGAGTGAGTTCTATAATTTAGACATAACTAATCTTAATTACAAATTAAATATTGTTGATTATACAATTAAAACTAATAGTATTACAGATAATCAAGCAATTGTTGTTGATAAAAATTCATATACTGTTAAAACAATATAAAAAACATCAATAATATATAGTATATGGCACAATCAGTAATGGTTGAAAGCACGACGAATTCCACGTCTAACTCTACCCATAAACTCCATGACACATGGAATTTATGGGCTCACCTTCCCCATGATACTAGTTGGGATCTTAAAAGTTATAAAAAAATTATGCAGCTTAAAACCGTGGAAGACAGCATCGCAATTAACCGAACGCTGCCAGACACTTTAATTAAGAACTGTATGCTTTTTCTTATGAGAGATGGTATTCAGCCTATTTGGGAAGACCCGAAAAACCGAAATGGTGGATGTTTTTCCTACAAAATTGTTAATAAAAATGTTGTTGAAGTTTGGAAATATCTTTTGTATGCAATTATTGGCGAAAATATTTCAAAAGAAGATGCATTTCTTACAAGTGTAAATGGTATTACTATTTCGCCGAAAAAAAACTTTTGTATTATTAAAATTTGGATGAATAATTGCAACCATCAAAATGCTCAAAACATCTCTGAAATACGAGGTCTTAGCCCTCATGGTTGCCTTTTCAAGAAACATAATCCGGAATTTTAAAAGAAGAGAGCTTTTTCAAATGCAGCAAACTCATCAGGTGTTAGACTATGAAAAGTATATCCACCATGGCCTCCACTTTGCCTACGATATCCTTGTCTTATATTTTCATCTATAGCCCGCACGTGTTTAAATTTTTCCGTCTGCCACAATTTTAGTGCATCAAAACAGCTACCACCTGGAACATATGAAATCATATTTTCAAACATAGAACCAGTTGTTTTTGAACGGTACAATCCATCTTTGAATTCATATTTACTCAAAAGTGTATTACAGTAAGATTGGGTAGGTGGAGGGTTAGGAACAGGAGGTGGTGTTGGTGGTCGTGCAGGTCCACCGCGATCCATTGATTTAAGCATTTTCTTTATGTTATACTATAACTACTAGCATTTAATATAGAATCAATTTTTCTATATTAAACCATATTAATTAACCAGAACTAGGCAAAGGCGCTAGACAAAGACGTATTTCTCCGAGAGATGCTACATTATACTTGACAACCAGTGGCAAATTATTTTCCAAATACATCTCTATCGAATTGCACAAATTTGTACATTTAATGAAATATCCAAGGTTCTTTAGGGAAAACTCGCCCTGAATAATTTTCGTTGATTCTTGTTTTTGAACAAAGTCCATATTTCCATCAGATTCTTCACGTCTAATCTCTGCAGAAGCATAAGGCCCCTTGCAGTGGAATATTAATTCATTTCCTACAGATTTAATTTCTAATTTATCTGAAATACTTGAAAGATCGCGAATAATCTTTTGAAAATCAGTGGAAGGTAAATTAATAATTGATGAAAACGCTACATCAGGTACTTCTAATTCTTCAGGATCAGGCTCTATTAATCGCAACTTTTGTGTCTTGCACTGTTTAATATCACCATTCTCAAATTTTAATCCAAGAAAATTGGGAACACCGGAGTTCCAATCTCCGTCTTCAATGTAAATTGTTAAAGTATCATCGTTATCAATCGAATTAATCAACTTAAATAAATGAAACATATTCACACCAATAACTATTTTTTTTATGCCATCACGCATTTCATAAACCTCAAAATTCTTTGAGGGAAGGTACAAATGAGCCAAAATAGTATGAGATTTGTCCATATTAACAATTCTTATACCATCTTCACTAAAAATAATATTCGTTTCAAGAAGAATATCTTTTAATGCAGTCATCAATGTACGAAACGGAGCTATTTGTACCGTTTTTATTGTTAGTACGTTTGAATTCTCGTTTCCACTCATTATACGTATTTTTCACTACCAACCTTTAAATACTTATGCTGTAATATAAAATATATTTTTGTATAGAATATATTTTATTTTATTTAACGTCTTCTACGGCGTGTCTTTCTCCCTTTAGCACCTTTACCGTCAGACTTTTTGAAGGCTTTAAATGTTCCCTTCTTCGGCTTGAATCCTAATTTAGCAAGTTGTCCTCTCTTCTTTTCGGTCTGATGTTTCTTTTTGGATACAATACGTCCATGTTTGTTCATCAACAATTTATCTTTTGTTAATCCACCAGTGGTTTTGTAGGCAGTTCCATGCCACACTTGCGCGCGAGATCCACGAACCATTTCGTACTTTTTTCCGGCAATAAGGTACATGCCGTCAGCTCCCATATGAGGTCTTTTCATTTTATATACTACTGCGAGAAAATATTTTTAACGCAATCTTAAATTTCCTTGATTTAGTCTTTGTGCTAAATTCAATTTAAATGATTTCTGTGGTTCAAGTGCTGCCGTTTTAAAGTTCATAAAATCCGCTCGATTTACACAAACCTCTGCACACTGAATTATCTTTGAAACACTAGCTAATACTTCCGAATGAATTTCTACAGTGTATCTTGTATTGTAAAGTAAATCTATTTCTAACCTTACCAATTTACCTTTAATCTCTCTAGTTTCTCCATTTCGCAAAGTTCTTGTTTCAATATCCGTATTACCAAAGACTAGTTTTCCTTCAACACCTAATGGAGTGTATCGTTTTGGCTCAAACTTAGGGTTAACATCCTCTTCGACAGCAAATATCTTAATATGATCTCCACCAGTACCAGTAAATAAATAGAAGCTTACTAAACATATTGCACTATGACGTCTAAATTGTATGGGTTCGAATGTTAAACTACTTTCAACACCATCTAAATCAGTAGCTAATGAATTAATACCATACATGTATTTTGAAACAGATCTTGATACATCAGGAAAATCAGAATCAAATACGTTGTATTTTACACGATATACTGTTCCATCTGCTAAATTTGATTCAGTAAATTTAACATTATCTTTTGCAACTGCTTGCAATTCTGGTGTTGTAATTGTGTATTTCTCGACTTCATATGTATATTCTAAATTATATTGATTGCTTTCTGTATCAACACCTCCTATTAAATAGTTAAACGAACCATCTATTCCATCTTGTCGTACTGTTTCATCTGTAAAATTATAACGGTAATCTATCCCTACCTCATAATTTGTATCTCCCTTTGTGATATTAGTTATGTATGTGTTCTTGTTAAGATATTGTTTATAAAATGCAAATCTATTATCTACATTTGCGGACAAGTAAATAGATGAAAAGGTAGGATTTACTACTTCATTATCACGATTTATTATTAATTCCGGATTTGTTTGCACTCCTCCAATCTTTCCATATTTATTGTTTTTGTAATTGCCTTGATAATTAACTGAAGGATCTACGACATCTGTTATTACTGTTCGTAATATTTGTTTTTCATTTGCTCCTCCCAATACTATCTCTTCATACGGGTATTTCTCTTGAAATTTGAATTCTTCAGACTGACTTAGTGTCGTTTGTATTATTTCAGTAAGTGGTGATACATCTGATAGACTAATATCTTTATTACCATATAAATAAACATCTGTATCACTATTCCATGGTTCAATTATTACATTTCCTCCATAAACATCTCTGGGTTTCCTTATTGTATCAACACGTGTTAATACGCCGAAAAACTCTTTATCTGCACCTAAATAGACAGTTCCATTTTCTACAACAATACTTTCAACAGCCATTGTACTTCCTAATAAACTATTTTCATCTAATTTAAATACGGACACACCTGACAAGTCAAACGGGTTCTTGCGAACTCTTGCCATATAAGCATTAGTTTTAGGGGCTAAGTAAATAAATTCACTATCTTGTGTTATACCGCCAAATCCTACTAATTTATTACCAAAATTAGATTTTAAGTCAAGTGTTTCGTAAGATCCTGAATAATCAGACTTACTCACTTTTACAACCTTTCCATTTGTTGAACTATTTGAAACTAAGTAAACACTATCATTATCTTCAACAATACCTGCATATCCTGTTGCTGAAGTACTTATATCCTTAAACTCACTGCCACCACTCGTAAAATTTGTTTTTGATATACGTAATAAGAAACCAGTGTCTTCCGGAGCATAATAAGCATGATTATCATCTACAGCTATCGCTGAATATTTACCAACATTGCTATTTCCTGACAAACTAAATGTTGTTGCATCTGAATTAGCAAATGTTTCGTCATTAAATACATCTTTCTTAATCTTAATAAACGTTTTGTTTTCGTTTGGTGCCAAATACAAGAAATCGTTATCAAAATCTATATCTGAAAATCCTAACAAATCAGAATCAACAGGACCTAAGTTAACCTTAGAAATATCTGTGTTTGTAAATGTTTCTGTATTAAACTGAATTAACCTATCTGAATAGCTACCATTGCTTGTTATCTTATAACCTGCCATATAACCACGATTGTTTGCTTGATCTATTCTAATGCCTCTAAACAAACTACTATGATTTGATTCTAGTACTATATTACTTACTTCTTCATTCGACATCCTATTTTTAGAGACACGAACTATGTTTGTTGTATTGTTATACGGCGCCATGTAAACATAACTTACATCTTGTGATAATCCACGAAATTCTGTAAACGCCTTGTCTTTCTCCTTAAGATCTATCTGATGTTTTATTGGTGTTTGAAATGTTGCCATATCACATTGTTTTGTATAAGACAAATCTACCTGAAAACTACCACTATTTTCAGTTAACTTAACAACTGAAAGATTTGTTTCATTACTATATCCGCCAAGATATACTGTTGGTGTAGCCGATTTTGTTAGCATTAACGATTTCACATAATGGTTTTTATCAGGACTATTAAAGTCATGAGTGAACGAAATATCAACAACAAATTTTGGCTCGGTCTCGCTTTGCGAAATCTTAACAAGACCCCAATCCCATGTTCTGTTGTTTTTATGCACGTTTATCAAGCCATACAAATTACTTGTTTCTGGATCTATAATCAACTCGCCTAAGTAATCATCTTGATTACCAAATTCGTTTATTACAAAACTACTATCAACTGTAAATGTATCACCAGACGGTACTAATTTTTGAATTATAGGTTTTGTTTTCATTACATCTGTTGGATTTTCTACGTTTGTTTGCCCTGCAATGTATATATTTGGTAGTGAATTGCCATTTGATTCTAAAAATGTTGAACTTACACTATTATATGATGCGTCCGTTTGTAATACAAATGATGCATCTATTTCAAAATAGCCACTCGTTTGTTTAACTTTCAATATTGTTAATTCTTTGTAAAGATTTATTCTATTTTCTCTCTCTCCAATCAAATAAACATTTGGAGGTGTCATTGTATCAACTAACACATCCATTACTTTATCATTCACTGTACCAAAATTAAAACTAAACACATCTTCAGCATTAAATCTAATGTTTTTACCACTGCCTGGCTCCGGCGTTTGACTAATTCTAGCCAATA